CCAGATTTTACCTGAGGGTTAACCAAAACATACACACAATCACACACCACACATGAGAGCTATTTTAATTATGACTATTTCTAGTGTCATAAAACTTTGTCAATACTGAACCATACAGAATGGCTTGATACCTCGTAATAAAACTATCTACTGATTCGTTTACATAGAAGTAATCTTCATTAGCCATATATACAAAACACCTATCCCTATCTTCTTCATCAGCCGTTACACTCGCCACCTGATAGATGTTGATATAAGCATCTGATTCCTCAGAATTATCCTGGAACTCATAGCTTTCATCTTCCTCTTCGGTCAGTTGTATGATGTGCATTAACATTTGTGATACTATTTTTTAATACTGTAAGTCTTAATTCCCTAGCAATTAAATCTAATCTAGCCTCTAAATTAGCTTTCTCTTTCATTAATTGGTTAATCTTAACGTCTACTTCTCTGTTCATACAAATTTACGATTTAATTCTAATGGAAATAAAAAGTGCATACCGCATTGATTCACAATGTAATACACACTTTCTTTATATTTACTAAACTATAGTTACTTCTTAGGTAACCTGATAATTTTACTGCCTAGTGGCATTGGAACAAATATAGCAACTCTTCCGCCATCTAGAACAACTCCACAGCCTAATGTTGGTCTTTTGGGGAAAGGTCGTGAATACTCCATAGCATAGGCATCTATATCTATACCACAGCCTACGTTCATACCAAATATCATATCCTTATCACTAGAAGAGTACAAAACCCCTCCAAAGGAGTGAATATGACCTATAACGGTTGATTGCCTAGCATCTCTTGCTCTATTGATTGCACCTGCTTGTCCTGATGATCCTGTGCCATGAGTGTACAGAACACCATCTATTTCCCATTCTAAAGCCCATTTCCAGCCTTTAGGGGCATCCCAAGCTTGTTCATAGGATTTAATAAATCTGTTCGGCAATCCATGCTCTTGTGCCTTACGTTTGTGTAATGCAGAATGATTCCCTATGCAAACCTTTACATTAGGAAATCTTTTATACCAAATATTAAGTTCTTTCTGTGCTAATTCTGATTCCTTAGATGGCGAATGACCATCTGGATTGTGTGAGTGAAATGAAATAGCATGATTATCTACTTCATCCCCTATGTGCACAATTTCTGTGCACTGAAACTTGTTGAATACTTCGTAGCAGAACTGTAGATACTGTGGGTGGCAAAATGGAAAATGTGTATCGCCAATAATGCCGATGTTTTTGGTTTTAGCCATTATGTGTGGTTTTGGTTTGGTTGGTTAGATGTATTGCCCTTTACTATTTCTGCTTGTTTTTGCTTTAATTAAACCATTTTCAAAAGCATGTTTTATGTTTTCTGAAATAGTTACCCATTCTAGATTTTCTACAGTATTATTGCTTTTTATTCCATCTTTATGATTAACATGTGGCTTATTGTTTAAGTTATCAATAAACGCAGCAGCAACTAATCTATGAACTTTAAATGTTTTAGCTTTACCATTATTATATAATACAGCAGTGTAGTATCCTCTGTCAGTCGGTCTATTGCCTAATATACATTCAGGTCTTAATCTGCCTAAATTATTTATATGAGCTAATGACTTAACTCTACCTTTATTACTAATTTGATAAAGGTTCTCGTAATCTTTGATGTTTTTCCAGATTTCCATTATTTGTGTGTTGAGTATACTGTTTTGTTATTTACTTTAAATGCGTCTAAAATTTGCTTTCTGTTTTTGCCTTGATTATAGCTCACATGTATCCAGGAATAATTAAACTCGTTAATCAATTGGTCAAACTCTAGCTCATTCTTTATGTATTCAAAAATCTCTTTGTTAGTAGGTCCACCCATACCATCCATATCTATATCTGCCGCTTTAGCCTCACAATGTTGTGAATTTAACGACCCTCCAATGTAATGGTTCAGAGTCTTGGATCTGTATCCACTAGAAATATTAATAGGACCAAACTTCATTCTAATTGGTTCTAATACTTTCTCACAAAGGACAATAAGGTTCTGTAAATGCTCAGGAGTTGGTTCATTAGATACTCCATGTCTTTTAGCTGATTCACTTCTAGTAAATTCTGCTAGTGCAAAGTGGGCGGTTAAACGCATATTATATCATTTTAGCAAAGAAGTAAACGATAAGACATAGCCACAATGTAGCTGCCATTATCATTACTCTCTTTTCGTAATTAGTCATTTTTCTTAAATATCTTTTCAACTGATGTCAACCCTAAGCAACCGAATGCTAACAAAGCTACTGATTCTACAAGAATCGCACTTGGAGCTATATGCTCTTCACTAAAACTATTGTGATACACTGTAACGCATAATGTAATTACACATAACAAACCACATAAACGCTTCATACTAAATTGACCATTATCTTCCTGAAAAAACTGTTTCATATTATTATATTTTTATTAATGCTAATGCTACAAACAATAGTAATGTCCATAGTCTATTTAATCCTTGCTCTTGCTCAAAGTTTCTTTTAAACTCAGGATCAATTGTTGAGCTAGATTTAATATTTTGGATATAATATCTGTAAATATTGACTGAATCTTCTTTACTGCGTAGTTTACTATTTGTTGTAACATATAGGTTATTTTTAAATGATAACGAGTCCTTATAAGCGATTATTGTATCGTTATAAGACTTATATAGTTTATTGATGGTATCTGCTTGACCAATGGTCATTATAACAACAGAGTCACCTTTAATTCTTTTTGTAGTGGGATATTGGGAGTAGGCTAAAGCTGGTATCACTATCAGCATTAACACTATCCAAAGTTGTTTTAACTTCATGTAGTTCGGTTTTTAATGTAGTAATCTCTTGCTTAATCTCAGCGAACTTACTAACGGTAGACGTTACTATAGCTTCCTTAGCCTGATCTGCTTTAACTTGAACAGCTTTGTTCTTCGTCATAGTCTTATTAAAATCAGCCATAAATTGCTCGAACTCTTTATCTTCAGTCACTGCTTTGTCCTCTTTTTTAGCTGTAACATTTATAGTAGTTGCTGTAACTGTTAAAAAACCAAATATCAAAAGAAACGATTTCATTGCCTTTTATTTAACTGATGATTTAATAGCTCCCATAGCATCTAAGGTTTCAAGCTTAGTAGTAGTAGAACTTAATGCTGTTTTACACTCAATTAAAGCCTGAGTCTTTAGGCTATCCTTATACTCAAGGTTAGTAATCCTAGCATCTTGAGAATTAATCTGATTGTTGAAATTACCTCTAATGTCTACATAAAGGACAGTTATGCCTATTATAACTAGGAACATAGTTGCTTTAATTGGGTCTTTACTAAACTGAGAAAAGCTAATCGGTAGAGGATTAGCACTTACATTAACGTCTTTTTTAGTTGCCATTTACTTACTTTTTACCTATTTTAAAATATAAACTACCTGAGTAGCCTATATTAAAGTTTTTATTAATATTTACATTAAGACCTATTAGAGCCTTATTTTTGGCATTAAGGATGATTCCAGGACTTAGTACCTCTAAGCCATTTGAACCGCTTAAATCGCCTCTAAAGCCTAAATAAAGACTATTCTTAGCTTTAGGTGTGTTAGTAATGGTGGTAAGTATGGTTTTTTCGGTTATTTTAGCCTCAAATCCCCTTGATTGGATTTTATTTTGGCTTATAGTGTCGTTGATGACAAAGGTATTAGAATCTACGTTAATGGTATCAGAATACGCATAAGTACGCATATAATCCGTTAAGATTTGTACGGTATCATGTACAGTATAACGTACAGAATCATGTACAGTATCAGTAGCTATTACAACATAAGGAATCGCATTTCCTTGTTTCCACCTGGTGATTAACACTTTTTGTGTAATCGTGTCATGAACTATGGTTTCTACCACTTGAATATCCTTAATACCATTACAGCTCCTGTAACAGAATACTGCTACAAAAGCTGATAAAATGATTAAAGCGTAGTCTTTAAAGTGCTTCATCTACTATAGTTTCTTCAGTTATGATTGGTTCTGGAGTAGGTTCTGGAGGTACAGGTGGGATAAAATCTCCTGTGATTGTTAGATTAAGTTGAGCAGCTACCCAATCCCAAGCATAAGAATCTACTTCCCATTGAGTATATGCTTCGCCTGTCATTTCCAAAGTTCCTTGTCTTACAGGAAACCCTTGATTGCCATCTTCTTTTTCTGTGAACAAAAGGTAAGCAAAAGTTGCACTTACTCCTAAAGTTACATTAGCAGCATAAGTGTTTAATATCTTAGCTTCTAAGTTTTGTCCGTTATCCCAAATTGATACAGGTTGTATTGTTTTCATATTATTTATTTTCTATTTCTTGTTTAATTTCTTTTAATGGCTCTACAATAACTCTACCATTATCATCAGTCCATTCTGTTTCCATCATATGCTTATCTTGTCTTTCACCTATAACTAACCAAGAAATTTCATCTGTTGAATTTGTGTTTTGACTTTCTATGTAGATAATATTGCCTATTACTTTACCTTTTATTAAATCCCACCCAGTTTCATTTGTAGTAAAGCATTGCACTTCTCTACATAATGCTTCAAATGTTCCTTCTGTCATTGTAGAAACTTCATCAATATTTGCTTGACCTTTGCCATTTACAAGTGTTAATTTCCCTCTGTAGTATAAGTCAGCTTGAGGTGCTTCAACAAATGAATGCACTAATTGATGTGTTTCAGTCATTGATTCTAATGGATGGTCAATTCTAAATGAACCAGAACCTTTTGATAAAGAACCAACAATAGTTAAATTTCCACCATCGGATAATTGTAATATTCTTATACTGTTTGCTTTGTTATTAATACCAAACCCACCAGAACCTCCAGAAAACATCACATTAGCATTTGCACCACTATAAAGTAAATTTGAATAATTAGCACCATCTGGCTTTGAAAAAAGTAAATCACCAGTATAAGAAAATAAAATAGCACCAGCAGAATTTATCCTCATTCTTTCGGTAGGCGCACCAGCATTTGAAGTATTAAACTTTATATCACCAATTCTATTTCCAGCACTTGTTGTAACACCTTCTATCGTAGCAAATGATGTGTTTGTTCCACCATTATTTGATGCCCATATTACTGCATATCCAGCACCAGCAGTTGAAACTGGGTCGTATAATCTTACATGACCATCTTGAATTTCTAATTTTGCAGTAGGCGAACTCGTTCCGATTCCAACGTTACCACTTGTTCCATTAATAGTTAATCTTGCAACACTATTTGTACCTAATACTAAATCTTTTGTAGAACCACTTGAAAATACTGAAGCGTAAGCATTAGAGCCACTTACTAAATTTCCACCAGTTGAATTATCTGTACCAATTATCATATTACCACCACCACTACTTTGGATTTGCATCCTTACAGAATTAGTAGTAGTTGGGAATATTAATAAAGATTGTCCATCAGCATTAATTCTAACACTACTTGAGAATGTAGCAGCACCAGTATTTGCTAAAGATAAAGCTGGACTTGCTCCAGAAGTATTAAACTGAATACCAGAGTTATTATTTGAAAGAGTTAATGTTGATGTAGCGTTATTATAAAACAATGATGAAACAACAGTCCCCATTTGTAACATTCTTAAAAATACATTACCAGTAGTTGATGATTCTATTGCTAAAATAGGAGCAGTTGCGTAAAGGTGTAAGATATTAGTAGGATTTGATAATCCAATACCAACGTTACCATTAGAAGCTAATACTCTAAGTCTTTCTGTGTTCGCAGTACCTAAAATTAAATCTCCACCATTTTGAGTGCCTATTGCAAAATTTGACGCAAAGTTACTAAAAAACGTAGCTAAGTTTGCTCTTGAAGCACCAAAATCAGTACCACTTGCACTTGATGAATATTGTCTAAAATATGAAGTAGAAACAGAACTTGCATTTCTTACTGAAATTTCAGAGTACGCAGTAGCACTATTTGTTTGAAGTAAAAAACTTGCAGCAGCACTTGCATTATAAATATGGAATTGCTCTAAAGGAGAAGTTGTACCTAAACCAATTCTGCTATTTGTAGTATCGTTATAAAGTAAACTTGAACCTAAAGCAGTTGTAGAACCATTAAAAAATGATATATACCCATTTGTACCACTTCCTGTTATTGTGCCTACCGACCAACTTCTATCAGCAGATAAATCGTATGAAGTTCCGTTTATAGTTAAATTTCTACTTGTTGGAACATAACTACTCAAGGCAGATGGTGCTACATAATCCGTTCCAGCAACCGCTGCAACAAGCAAACCACTTGAATCAGTTTTAATTAAAGAAGATGTTACACTTGTTTGACTAATAGCACCTGTTACAGTTAAAGCCACACTTGGAGTTGCTCCGTTAATTCCTACATAACCATTAGATGCGATATAAACACCAGAGTTACCATTAGTAACGATGTCTATTGTTCCAGCTTCGTAGTTTGTAATTCCTAAGTTGTTTCCAGCACTAAAATTGATACCAGCACCATCGGTTACTAATAAACCACTTGCAGAAGTGTGGAATCTTAATCCAGCACTTGTTGAACTATAAATATCAATACCAACTCCGCTTACTGCTGGGTTCAAAGTATTAATACCAAAACTACCATTCTCTTTTAATGAAGCAAAACCACTTTGATTAAGTAGAGTTAAATTTCTTGCACTTGCAGAACCTAATTTCTCCGTAGAGATTAAGTTACCATAAGTAGAATCTATTGCTATTCCTATTCCGTTGTAATTAGAAGCACCTGTTTTGATAAGTAAACCATATCCGCTATCTAAAGCAGAATCAGCACCTATTGTCGCATTAGGAACAGTTGTGTTTACTCCTAATCTATTTGTAGATGCATCGTATATAAACCCAGCTTCCGATGTAATGCTATTTGTACCATCGTAATAAGCAACTCTACCACTTACACCACTACCACCCATTGTTCCGACTGACCAGCTTCTATCAGCACTTAAATCATAAGCCGTTCCATTAATCGTTAAAGTTCTTGAAGTAGGTACATACCCAGTTAAAGCACTTGGCAAAACGTAATCAGTCCCAGCAACGGCAGCAGTAATTACACCGCTTACCGATTTAAGCATTGCATTAGCAACCTTTGATTGATAAATACTACCATCGGCACTATTAACTCTAAAGTTCTCTGCACCTATCGTAATGATTGAGAAGTCGCCTTCAGCCGTAATACTAAATGCACCTTCGTAGTTCCTTAAATTAGCACCATTAGTGCTAAATAAAGCCAATCTAACTCCATCAGTTCCTGTTACCCCAGAGTTAGCCGTATGAAGCCATAAAGAGCTTGTAGTGCCATTATAAATATCTATACCCGTGTTAGGAGTCAATAAACCCACTCCTAAGTTACCAGCCTCTGTTAAAGATATAAAACCGCTTTGGTTTAACAAGGTTAAGTTTCTCGTTAAAGCCGTTCCTTGTTTTTCAGTTGATATTAAGTTTCCGTATGTTGAATCAATACCAAATCCAATACCATTGTAGTTAGCGTTATCGTTTTTAAGCAACAAAGAGTAACCGCTATCAATCCCAGCGTTTGCACCAATCGTTGCATTAGGAACTGAAGTATTAACTCCAAGTCTATTAGTTGAAGAATCGTAGTTAAACGCAGCCTCACTTGTTATGCTTGTACCACTATTGAAATAAGCAATTTGTGTACTTGCTCCTGTTCCTGTAATTGGGTCAGTTATTGCGTTTTGCTTGTTATTGAAAGTTGACCAATCGGTAGAACTTAATTTACCTGTATTTGTAGCCGAAGCCACTGGTAGGTTAAAAGTATGTGTATCACCAGTTGAAGCTATCGCAAAGTTAGTTCCAGCCGTTCCTGTGGTTAAGAATTGTGATTGATCTGTAAGGTTGTTTAAAGAAACCATCCCTTTAGATAAGGTTGTTACCACTTGACACAAATGTCCGTTTTCGGTATGTAAAGTAACTGTTCTACCATCAACGTCTACATAGATTCTAATTGCCAATCTATCGGTTAAAGCTAAGGCACTTGTAGGAACAGGAATAGCAAAATAATAAGGTGCAATGATAGTTCCTTGATTAATGTACTCTGGAACTCCTACGCTTGAACCTAATAATGTAAAAGTTGTACCATCGTACTTATAAAGTTCGGCATAAGTAGAAGGGTTTCCTGTGTCATTACTTACACTAAAATAGAACTCACAATTAAAGTTTCCGCCAGGAACTATTGTTACATCAGGGTCATTAACATCGGTAATGTAATTCGCTACATATCCGTTAGCAGAAATAGCAATGTCAGTTCCAGTACCTATGATTGGGTCTTTGCTTAACTCTCTATAAGCTACCCCACCTATTGTGCCTTGTGAAACACTTGAATTAAGATAGTAACTAACCGAACTGCCACCACCACTTGATGTTGGAAAGTCAGCTAAAGTACCATCACCACGAACATATTGTGAAGCAGCACCATCTAAAGCAGTTATTACACCACTATTAGCCACTACTGGACCTTGTATATCCCTAATCTTTGCTTCTCCTGTTACCTGTAATTGTGAACTCATTTATATATAAATTTTAACTATTATTTTGCAATTATTCTAACAAACTCATCCGACTCTAAAGCTCTGCCAAAGGTAAGAACTCCTGTCGTAGTGTTAAATACCACATTATCTCCTGTAGGTAATCCTGAAGTAGATATTGTTCTTACTTCCATTCCACCTCTTGTAACTGACAATACTGTAGCACCAATAAGTGATAATATAGTAATTGTAGTTTCGCCACCAAAAGCTGTATATTGATGCATTACCACATTTGAAGATTCTATAACAACACCACCTGGAGTAACTTGAGTACCTGTTACTGTATAAGGACCTGTGCCTACTAAAGACACACTATAAGTAGATGCCCCTTCAACAGGACTAGTCATATTTAAATTTACAATATTAACAAGACCAGTAAAGATGCTATAACCTAAAGCACCTGTACCATTACCATTGTCATTATCAATTTGAAACTTAACTATAATTTGCTCTTTAGTTTGAAGCTTATTAAGTAAGAATAAGTAAGAATAGTCGCTAAGGGCTATAAAACCATCAGCAGATATATTCCAACTAATTTGAGAACCTAAGTACTCTTTATATGATTCACTATTTGTAGTAGTAACTTCTACCTGATCTACACTTGTACTAAAAGTACAATTAGTAGCTGCACCAAATGGAACACCTACTGAAATGTTTGTTGTAACACTTCCAGGATTAGTTGATTGTGTATATAAGGTTATTTCATTTGTAGTAGTACCTAAATAATTAACTTCAATAATAATTCTATCTGTACTTGCTAATACAGTAGTAGAAATTGTCATACTTGTACTATATAAAGTCTTACTATTTGACGTTAGTGTAGTTTCTGCCGAAGTTGCTAACAATGTAGCTGTAGAACCTGCGTATTTATATAGCTTGTATTGAACCTTAGCTCCTGCAAAGGCAGTTGCTATAGAATAGTAAGCTGACATAGTCCATGTACCAGCAGTAATCTCAGTAATGTTAGGATCACTAGCATCAGTTATAAAAGAAGCTATTACACCTGCTCCTGTCTTTGTAAAGTTAGTAGAAGTACCAATTATATCTTCAGTGCTTAACTCTTTACAAGCAAAACCATTAACAGTCACTCCTTGATTTATAGAACCATTAAAGTAATATTGTTTATTTGTGTCGTATTTGTATAATACTATATTAGTTCCATTTATTACCGATGCCATTATTTCCTAGTATTTAAGTTTTTGAATATATCTATTTCTATAGTTGTTCCGTTATAATTAATCTTTTTTAATACTGACTCTTGTGTAGCTTGTTTTAAATCCCATTTAAAGGATTTTAATAAGTATGTGTAAGTATTAACACCATCATAAGAGTAAGTAAACTTGCTATCTAACCAATATCCAATGCTTTTAAATTGACCTTCTATAACAGTTTGAGTCCTTACTTGGTCTATGCCAATATCTTGAGCAACTAAAGTAAATAACTCAGTACTGCCTGTTGTTCCTCTTCCAAATTGATTAGCAAAACCAGCATTTGCAATTAAAGTATACATACCAACATAAGAAGAAGCAGAAACATCTTGTGGTTGATTCGCAGCTCTTGCACCTGAATCAGTATTCTTAAATATATCATTATACATAAAACCTAAAGCAAAGTTTTCTCCTTCTTCTGGCTTAAATTGAGAATCTATACTACCAATTTCTCTATAAGAGTCATAATTATAAATTTGCGATACAGGACCTACATTTTGAACTAAGAAATAATATAGTTCAAGATATGGAGTACCACCACCATCAATAGGTCTGTAGATAATAACATCAATAGCACCATCAATAGGTACTAATATTTGCTTAGGGAATCCTACAGGATAATCATTAAGATAAACTGTAGTTGTAGTAAATTCTCCACTATTGTTTAAATACTGAGCAGCAGAGTTATCAGAAGGTATAATTCTTACCCAATATCTAGCCGTACAGTTATATTTATAATCTAACCATCTTACGTTAATATAATCCCCAGCTTTAACATCATTACCAAATGATCTAACTGCTTTATTATTTTCTGTTGGATTGCTTGTTACATCATCTGTAAATAATCCTCCAGTTGTAGCATTATATTTAGAAACTACCATACCTGTTTCAATCCATGAATCTACGTTGTTAGTCCCTGACCAAGATAAAAACCACCCATTAGCAACAAGTTGCTTTACGTTATATATTGGGCTAAATTGAGTATAAGACTTTTGAGCCCTATTAAAGCTAACCAATAAAGATTGACCTATTTGCTTAAAATTATTAGTTGCGTCTATAGCAACTGTAGTAGTATTACCTACTGTTTGAGTAGATTGGTAAGCACCTGCACTATTGTAAACATAGTAAGCAATACTTGTTTCTCTAGTCAAAGCTCCATAGCAAGTTAAATACCATTTATCTTCCTTATAAAAACACTCCCATCCAAACCTATTACATATATATTCCAATATGTCATAGTAATTTAAATACTCTCCATATTGTTCCATTAAGTAATTCTTCTTTAGATACAT